AATGCAATGCCATCAGTCGTAGTAATCTTTCCTGCTTTGACTTGATCAACAGGAAAAACACTTGTCTTAAGACCTAGGTTTGATAGAGTAGTTGTACCACTAGTTTTCAATGACAAATAATACTTATGAAGTGGTTTGCCTTTACACTTACTTTCTAATGTTAGGTCAGTAATAGTAGAACCAATTTCATATCCAGTTGACAACGATGCTGTTCCAATTTTCCAGTGACCATTCACAAGTGACATAGGTCTTTTCTTATTCTCACCACCTTCTGCAATAACTCTAACTGCAATACAATCTTCTAGATGATAATGTTTTACCAGACCGTAAATAAAATCTTTATACTTATTGTTTTTGAGTTCACTGGTTTCAATCCAATCATTGATACCTGCCTCTAGTTGTTGTTCAAATAAATTTCCTTGGTTACCAGATCCTCTATTACCTCTACTACCATCACCAAAATCAACTTTTAATGTGGTTATTTTTAACTTCTTTTTTATTTCTGCTTTTGTAAATTCTGTTTGTAATGCTCTAGATATCTTTACTTGTTTTTTATTGGTTGGATCAAACGCAAGAGGATTAGACATACCATATGTGCTGACAAGATAATTCCACAACCTAAGTCCTTCTGCAGCTGCAGCATTATCCATATGCTTTACAGAGGAACCTGCATCTGAAAACGTAGATGGTATAAGATTATATGCCATAAGAAAACCTCCCGTCTATCTATTTAGAGGAGAGGTTGTTAAGATAATCCTTTTCATTTTGATAGGGGTGTGTCTGTCCTGACCATATTTTATACCCCTCTACAACTTCTGGCAATAGCCACTGGTCTACCCTGTAGCAATACTTCCAATTTACTGGTTGGACACAATTCATCACAACCACTTGGAAGAACGCTACAAGATGTATCCAAAAAGATAACATTAAGAATGCTCAGTTAAAAAATGCTTATCAATAACTTCAATACGTTCTTCTGCTCTTGCAATAATATCAATTTGATCTTGGATAGCACCAAGAACATCTGAATGCTCACCAATACCAACAGGATTGTGTAGGTAAATTTCAACGTTTGCTTTTGCTTTACTGATCTCACCTAATGCGGATTCACGTAAAGCGGATAAAGTAATTTGTGTTAGGTTACAAGACATTGTATCTTTTGTTTTTTCTATGTAGCTGATGTCAGGTTGGTTGATGTAATGGGTATCGTAATCTCCACTCATCTGTCTCCTGCTGCACGAACCTCGGATTTTTGGATATCAAATTTACCACCAGGATAACGTTTCTCTAGTTTCTTTACGTTACGTTCAATAACCTCATCAAACGAAATTTCAAGTGCCATACATGCCTGTGCGACATACCACATTACGTCACCCAACTCAATGATAAGATGTTCTTTGTTGTCTTCATCCCATGGTTTTCCTTGGAAGATCATCTTCTTAATGATCTCAAGAAACTCACCACCTTCAGCATTGATACCAACACCAGAAGTCAGAAGACGTTCAATGTTAGCACCTTCACGATCTAACTCGCCAATACGATCAGCGAAGTCAACGAAGTTTGTTGATGCTTCAGAAGTAACTGCAGAAACAAACTCTTCGTATCGGTTAAAATTAATTGTCATACATTCCACTCTGCGAATTTTGATAGTCTAGATTGTGTGTCAGCAAATTGCTGGAAGTCCTCACCAGGATCTTCTTGATTGATGTCAATAGCAGATGCATCATCTGCAACATCATACAGCTTCATCTTCGCTCTGTCAATCCCCACCATGAATTTTCTAGAGGTAACGAGGTCTGAGTATCTGTTTTTAAGTTGTTTGACCAAGATGCGACCTTGTTGCTCAAGCTCCTCAGTAGATATAAGGGCAAACATAAAGTCAGCAGTGGCAGGTAGACCAAAAGACTCAGAAGTATCGGTAAGGTCTGGATCAGAATTGCCATAACCACTACGAGTAGTTTGAGTGGCAGAGACAATAGGGACAGAACATTCCACAGCAAGACCGCGAAGCTCCTCCGCAATCGCCTTAACGTAGGTATACGAGTTAACAATGGCACCTTTGTACCTCACACTTGCACATATGTTTAAATAATCAACGAAAATAATATTAGGTTTGAAGTCTTTCTTCAATTTGAGATCACTTAAGAGTGCCTTGAAGTGTCCTACATGTGCAGACGCTGTTGGATACTCTTTGATAATAAGTTTTCCTCTAGTTTTTTGAGCGATCTCATTTACTTTACTAGAGAATAGAACTTCTGGTAGTTCTACAATGTCTTTGACATTAACGTTCAGAAGATTTGCGTCAATTCGTTCAGCAATCTTCTCCTCTGCCATTTCACATGTAATGTAGAGAACGTTATAGCCCTGAGTGAGGGCGGAACCAGCCATGTGGCACATGAATAGAGACTTCCCGACACCCGTACCAGCAAGAGCGACATTGAGAGTCTTATTAGGGAGACCACCTTTCGTGATAAAGTTAAACTTTTCCAAATCAAAGGGAATCTTTTCCTCTTTCCTGTGATAGAACTCGTATCTATCTGATGATTGTTCAATGTAATCGTGTCCAATGTGTTCATCAAAGGAGACAGCAAGAGCATCTTGCAGGATGCTAGGGATAGCACCCTTATCTAATCTTTTATCTCCGCCATCAGCAATCTTGATTGACTGCATGAGTGCCAAGTATATAGCTCTGTCTTGACACCACTTTTCTGTGGCATCTAACAACCAGTCATAATCTACCCATTCATCAGTTAAAGAATTTATTCCCTGTAATGAATCTTGGAATACCTCTTCTGTAAGATCTGCTCTACTCTGGAGATTAATTTTAAGAACTTCTTTAGTAGGGATCTTGTCATACTTCGTAGCGAAGTCAGCAATCTCCTCAAAGATAACCTTTTCGTGGTAAGTCTCATAATATTCTGCTTTTAGAAAAGGAATTACTTTACGATAATACTCCTCATTATAAATGAGGTTTCGTAAGATAGTTTCCTCAATGCGTTCACTCATCTAGTTTTAACCTCGCAAAAGATTTTTCACTTAATCTTTTCTGAATTAGTCTACCATAATCTTCATGGAGTTCGCAACCAATGTAATGTCTTTGTAAGGATTTGGATACTAATGCAGTTGTACCAGATCCCATAAAAGGATCTAATACAATATCACCTTCTTCACTACCTGCCTTAATACATGGTTCAATTAAGTCAGGTGGATACACAGCAAAGTGAGCTCCTTTGTAAGGTTTGTTCGTTACTGTCCAGACAGATCGTTTATTCTTTGTTGTATATGATTTTGTAAGTCCCGAATGTGGTGCCAGTCCTGTTCCTTCGTTGTGATATTTTCCGTTCGTTCTGTTTCTTGTTCCCCAATCTTGTTTGACTGGTTCTTTGATTGCTTCATTGTCGTAATAGTATTTTCTATTTTTACTAAACAAAAATATATATTCATGAGATTTTGTACACCTATCTCTCACGCTCTCTGGCATAGGATTAGGTTTGTGCCAGATTATATCTTGTCTAAGATACCAACCATCAGAACGTAAAGCAAATGCGAGCATCCAAGGGATTCCGATTAAATCTTTTTCTTTTAATCCTTCTAATTTATTTCCTCGTTTATTGCATTGTTCTGGGAGATCTTGTTTCGTTTTACTCACTGATTGTTTAGGATATGATTGACCTTTGCCAGGTCTATAGTTGTAATAACTATCTCCTATGTTTACCCACAGTGTACCATCATCAGCTAGTACATCTCGTACTGATCTGAATACTTCTACTAAATTTTGAATATATTCTTCTGGTGTTTGTTCTTGTCCTATCTGAGATTGCTCTCCACCATAATCTCTGAGACCATAATAAGGAGGTGATGTAACACACATCCTAGGTTTCTCTTCTAACGTTTTTAATGTTTCGCGACAGTCACCAAATAGAATTGTATCAACTGCCATATGAAAATTCCTGACGTGCTGCCTCTTCAAGTTTTTGCATCACTTCTTCAGTGAAATACTTCTCAGGATTAGCGAGGATAGATTTAGGATAAACAGAAGATTCACCAACCTTAATACGATTGCCAACCCGCTGGAAGACTCCGTATTGTTCACCCAACTCCAATAACCCGTAATACTTGTCAAGTCCACGGTCGTCAAAAAATAGACGAGTTTCAATTTTACTACCCTCCTTTGTTAAACGTGATTTTTTAGCTTCACACTTGATAATATTACCAACTAGTTCAGTACCATCTTTTTCTTTCTTCTTTCCAAGATAGATGATAGTAGACGCTGCATATTTCAGACCTGTACCACCACCCATTTCCTTTGCAGGAACATAAGAACCAATTACATCATATGTATGGTTAGTCACAATCATAGGAACACTTGCTTGTCCTAGTTTCAATGTCAATACACGAAATGCACCTTTGATTAATTGTGATTTTGTCATGTCACGAACCTGCTTGTCATTAGCAATGTCTTCCATCTCTTTAGATGTAGAAAGCATACCTAGACTATCAAGAACAAACATCATAGGCACACGTTTGTCCTTAGGTTCTTTCATATACTTATCCAGAATCCTACATGCCTGTGTCCTGAACTCTTCAATTGTAGCTACGGGAAACAGCACCATACGTGAACTGTCAATACCACGCGACTCAATCATCTCACGGGAAATGGCGGATTCAGTTTCAAAATAAATGACACCTCCATCAGGATTAGCGTCAAGGAAATTACGAACGACACTAAGAGCAAAGAAAGTTTTTCCAGTGCTGCTTTCTCCTGCAAGAGCGGTGACTTTGTTTGAAGGCAAACCTCCAAAAAGCGAACCACTAACCAAGGCGTTAAAGATATAACTGCCAGTATCAACGTAATTAGTAATGTCACCTGCAGCGACTCCTTCACTGACCAGACCAGCAAACTCATTTCCACTGTCCTTAATTACGGTATCTAAGAATCCCATTGTGTTACTTTATAAAATTTAATCATTCAAAGAAACTGCTAATTGCAATGGTCTTTTCATGTTTCCAACCAATGCATTGTAGCACATTCTTTAGTGGTTCAAGAAATGACTTCTCAAACTGTGTTTGGTAATCCACATATTTCTCAATACCAAACTCCTTAGGTAACTCACCAAAGAAGCTAATGACATTCTGATGAATTGGATTTGGTGTCTTGAGATACACGAACTTAACTTTTTCACCCTCTTGAATGAGAGGATGCTTGTTCTCTACATTATAGTGCTTTACGTAGTGATTGTAAAGTAGGGCACCCCTTACTGCGATGGGTGTTCCTTTTTGATAGATTTCCTTAGGGTGACGGTACTTGGCAAGGTTGTTAACTCCTCTGGGAAAGGCGACTTCCTCATAGGGTCGTTCTTTGGTTTCTGTTCGGACTCCATTAATGAAATTGATAAGTTCATCATTTGTTTTGCCGATAATAATCTTAAACGCTGCATACAATTTGTCTCTGAAATAAGCTGGGGTTGATGACCTAGCTGTTTCTAGACCCATGATTTTCATCTTGGGTTCTTTATATCTAACTCCCTCACTATCCCAAACATTTAGGATGTACCTTTTCTTTGCAGTCCAGATGCCACGATCAGCGATGTTCTCTCGCTTCATGCTCATCTTTTGATCATACGCTGAAACATACGACGCCAGTTCTTGATACGAACGTTCAATAAAAGGTTCCAGTTTTTCTTGGCAGATCTTGTCAAGTATAGTAACAACTGCTGCTTTATCGCTAGATTTATTACCAAAAAATTTATTAACAAGAGGTCCGAGATTAAGATAGATTGAGTCAGTGTCGGATGCAATGACATAATCCTCCTCTTCTGTGGAGAGCAATTTATTTAGGTACTCGTTCATACGGTTCTCAATCCATCTGATTGATACCTGACCCGACAATGTGATAGCTTCGGCATTTGCAAGACGGTAATAACGGAAATGTTCGTTACCGATAGCACCATAGGCAGAGTTAAGAGAGATCTTCTTTGCCATCTGAATGTTATTACAGCGAGCAATCTCTTTCATCAATTCAACAGTAGGAGTTTTCTCGTACTGTTGCTTTGCCTTGATCATCTTCTTCTTAAAGATAACACGACTGTCGTACATTTTCTGCATCATTTCTGGCAGGAACCCATGCTTATCTTTACAGTATTGAGCACCATTTGCACACACAGCATACTCACCGTCAATTTCTACTTTCTTTTCAAGTATCTTATCAACTGTAATCGCTGGATGTCTAGTGTCCTGTAAGGTTTCGGGCGAGATGTTGTACTGCATAATAAGATGGGGATACAGACTGTTAAGGTCAAAAGAGACCACCCAATCATAGAATCCAGGAATCGGTTCTTTGACATAAGCACCAGCATATTTTTCAGTTTTAGTAGCACTTTCCTTTTTAGGAGGAATTGCAATCTTGCGTTTATTTAATTCGTTGTAGATATAATTGTCCCACATACGAACCTGACTAAACACATCTTCATAGTTTACCTTGGCATCATATGCCATGGTATAAGCTAGTTCAATCAACCTCATCTTGTCATCAAGTTTATCAACCAGACGAACGTCATGGATGTTATACTCAATAAACTTTTGCCAGTTGTTTTCATAGAACTCTTTGAATGTATCATACTCAGAGTGATCTAGTTTCTTCTCACCAAGTTCTACATTGCAAATGTGATCAAGACGATATGATTCTTGATTTGTATAGGTAAACTTCTTATACAATTCAAGATAATCTAAACATGAAATACCAAGAGTATCAACCGCAAATTGTTTACGACCTTTGATATAGATTTCACGTTGTGATACCAATTTCCATGGAGAAAGAAGTTTGGTAAATTTCTCACCAAGTATGCGTTCAACACGATTACAAATGTATGGCATATCAAACAACTGCACATTCCATCCTGTAATTACATCAGGATAATTTGCTTGCCAGAAATCAAGGAACGCTCCCATCATGCTTTCTTCAGATTTGAAGTGCATGTAATCAACCATGGGATCTTTGTTATCAAATGGTCTAGCTCCAAACACAGTGATGCGACCAGAGAAACTATCCTTGATACTAATAGCAAGGATCTCTTGATCAGCAGATTCAATATCAGGAAATCCATTTTCAGCAGCAGTTTCAATATCAATATTGAAGACACGAATTTTGCTGCTATCAAACTTTACTTGATCCTCAGGATGTTGTTCAGCAATATATTGATACAAGAAACGAGAGTTGCCATAGATGTCAAAGTCAGGAACTTCTTTGTACTTCTTTACGAAGTCTCTTGCCTCAGAGATAGATCCAAACTTATGTGGTTCTACACATTCACCCTCAAGTGTACGCCATTCAGAATAATTTTTACTAGGCAAAAACAGCGTAGGATTGAAAGGAACCCTAACGCTGTAACGATTGCCATTCTCATAACCACGTACAAGCAGACGGTTGCCTGCTTGCTCAACACTTGTGTAAAAATTCATTCAAGACATTCAATGTAACGAGCAAGAATTGACTTGCTTGGATTAGTCACTACCAACAAATCAGATGACCTGACGTTGAACTCACGCTCAGATGCGTGTTCACCCCATGGAGCTAGTTGACCTTCATAGTCTACCACATAAGGTTCAACTAACCAAACATCAGGGTCACCTGGCAAGGTGTCACCATCAACTGGTTCTACCTGTGCGATGATCCACTCATTCTGTAGTTTCAGCAGATTCGCTGTTATCTCCATCAGTTACCTCTTCATTTGGAAAGAAAATTTGTTCATCAGTTAAACCAACTTCGCGAAGTCT